CGGTCATAATTTTACTCCTTTGATACCGATGGTTGATTAGCCGCGGACGCCGATTAATACATCAACGGTCTGGTCAGTCGTATTCTTCGACATGACCAGCGTTTTGTTGGCGGTCGCAGTGGTTTTCACTTCGCCGCTACCGGCGGATACCACGCTGTCACCGACAGCCACGGCATCACTGGTTTTGTAGCGGAGACGGAAGCCGCCGAACAGATGCACGGATCCGCGCTTCACACCAGCCGCCACGTCGTTTTCGTAGCTCTGCAGAATGCCGAGGATAATGTCGCCATCCCCCGCCTTCTTCACGGTGTTTGCAACGGTCGTCTGCGCCACCGGGGTGCCGATGTCGGATTCGGCCAAGCCGGAATCCAGCAGAAACGTCGGGGTGAAAATATTGGTGCCGACGCCTACTAAGGTAACGCCACCGCCTGCAAGATTAGCCATAAGATTTCTCCTATTAAAAGGTTACTTTTTCGTTTTGAACACGCTCGGATCTTTCGAACCGGCAGTGGGGTTCTGCTCACCCGGCGAGCCGGATTCCGCCGAAAGCAACAGACCACCCACCGGAAGCTTGCTTAACTTACCCTTCGCCGTATTGATGGTGGCGATCAGGTCGGAAAAGCTCTCCGGCACCGTAGGATTGGTGACGCCGGAAGCGACCAGCATGGCTTGGCACTGTACTTTCAGGAATTCCTTGACCGGAGTGATCTCGGCGAGAAGCGCGTCCAGCTGGGCTTTGTGACCTTTCAGCGTCGTATTCTCGGTGGTCAGGGTAGCGATCTGCGTATCCTTGGCCGTGCTTTCGGTTTTCAAGGTGGCGATGGTGTTCGCCTGAACCTTATTGTCGGCCTTGAGATCGATGACTTCGGCGATGGACAGATTCAGTTTCTCGCCGCCGTTGTCACCACCGCCGGGATTGGCGGGGTTGGCAGGATTCTCAGGATTGGCAGTGTTGAATTCGGCCAGGGAGGTTTTGAACAGAGTGCGAAGCGCTTCCGCATCGCTCAGAGTCATATCATCCTTGATCATCCCCATGCAGGTGACGATCCCGGCGAATTTAGCGTCGATCGCGCGCTTGCCGTCTTTTTCCAGCGAGGCGCGCAATTCGGCAACTTGTGCTGCAGTAAGTTTCATAATTTTATCCTCTTTGCCTTTGGTTGCGTACAGAACTTGGTAGCTCGGCAGATCATCGTTCGCCGCCGCGATGGACTGATCCGGCGCTACGATGCGGGCATGATCTGCAGCACCCTGACTGACGAGAGATAGCTCATAAAACTTCCGTAAGCCATCGAAAATAACATGGATTCCATTTTGGCCGATGGTGTGATCATTCGGGCATGTCTGGTCGAGCCAGTTCATGAAGGTGTTCGGCGCCATGTAATCGAAGTTGCAATCATGGCCGGAGCACATGAGTTTCTGCGGGCGCGAGCCCACGCTTACTTCATTGACGATGCCGGTGTCGATGCTATCGGCCAGCTGCTTGCCGGCGTCATTGGTGACAGGGATATAAAACAGCGCGCGCACTTCATTGACGCTGCGGCCATTCTGGTTACTGGTTTTGTGCAGCTCCGCGTGGAACACACGCCCGACGGGAAGCTCGCGCGACTGCTGGTGCAGCGTATGCAGCGGAAGGAAAGTCTCTTTGTTGATGTAATCCACCATCGCCTGCAGCGTGGCTTCGGTCATGCGCGATCCATCGTAGATACTGCCGATTTTGGAAACCGGGAGGTCGTTAATGGCGATCGTTTCAAAAACCGCGAAATTCTCAATGGCAAAATCATCGCTGCCGAGTGCGGCGGCGAGCTTTTCCTTGATCTTATCCGTCGGTTTAAGGCGCTTCATGATAAACTTCCACTTACGAAGATTTTATACAATTTCACGGAACAGCAACATAAAGTCAAGCAGTATCAAATAGATACTGTCCATCAGTGCCGTGCTGATGCGTTTACGAATTAGTTACGTTTCGCAAAAGCTCCAGCGTACCGACAGCGACAACCACCGGCGCACCGGATCCATCAATCGCTTCCAGTTCCTGATGATACTTTCCACCACAGTTCACGGTATCGGATGCGTCGAGCTGCACGCTGCATTTTCCCTGCGCCGCATTCGTCACAGTGATTCCGCTGCTGGTGCTTTTCTGCACGACGGGAGTTTTGCTATAAGTGCCATCGCTGTTCAAGCGAGACATTCCCCATTTGAGCGTAATGCCGGTGAGATTCAGGGGCGCTTCCGGCACCACGTCTTTATTGATGATCGTGAATTCCAGGATGCGCTTATTGCCTGCATAAAAGGTGTCATCCTGGTTGATCGCTGCCACCTTACACCCCAAGGACTTCGTGGTTGACGAATACTTTCAGCGTATCGTTGGCCGTCTTATCGAAGCTGGTCAACGTGAAACCAGTGAGAATCGGCGAACTGCCGGAACCGAAAGTCACGCCCGACGCCGCGATTGCACCGGCATCGATGCCGGTCGCATTGAAGTCGGCCTTGGTGTAGCTGAACAGCCAGGTGATGATGTCCACGCCCGCGCCGGTATTGTCCGCATCGCCATCGTTGGTTTTCGGATAGGTGGCGGATACGGCTTTCGACGTGCCGGAAATCGCGGTGCCGGAGAGATTGCCCGCGTGGGTGGTTTTCTGCGGATGGGTGGCCGACCAGTCGTTCGATGCCAGATACAGGTTGGCGAACGTATTGGTGGGAGATTCGCCGCACGCCTTCTGCGCATAATAGGTGTCGCCGGCGTTGGTGATGATGTTGTGCGCCGGGATAAGCAGCTTGCGCTTGTCGTTGTCCAGTACGCAGAGGATGTTGTTTTTCTTCGGAATCAGAACATCCAGTTCGGGGAAAAAGATCGACCCGATGGTTTCATAAACCCGGTTCTGGAAGCGGCTTACACGGTGACGAATGAGCATATTTCTCTCCTATCTGTCGGGGTTGAGCACAGCCACCACTGACTCGCCACCTTCCATTATGGAATTTATCTTTGATTTCCCCTGAGCAGGACGAGCATTTTTGCGAATTTTATGCGCAGCCCACAGCAGAATGATCCCGGTTGTTATAATACCAGATAACCACCCTGTCAAAAAACAAATAAATTCCATCATGTTAATCAGTAGCTCCCTTGAGATCAGTGCTAACAGTTTTATAAGTGGCAGTAAAGATACTTTTCTCGTCCTGCCCGCCGGTCAGTGATTGCGCGGGTGTGCGGAAGCTGGCGCTGAATTTCGAAACGCTTTGATATTGGCCCTGCAGTTTCACTTTCGTGAAAAACTTGGCGTTGAAACGAACAAGAATTTCAATGATGCCACCGAATCCTCGCAGCACGCGCTCCACAACATCGGCGGTTTCCAGGATCACCCGCGAGATTCCGCGCACGGTGATCTGCTGGTCGAAGAAATACATCGTCTCATCGAGCAGTTTCAGGCTCACATTGGTGCGCTGGACGATCTCCAGCAGGTGCGCCATTTCCTCCAGATCTTTGATAATCACCCTGCCGGTAAGCACACCTTCGACCAGATTGTAAGTCTCCTGCAGGGTGCGCGTGATACCCCTGGTCTGCGATACGGATTCAATGATATGCAAGCTCTCCAGCGCCTGGGCCAGGAGAACCTTGGTCATCGTCAAAACCTCATGGATCTGCACCGATTCGTTGAGTAGGCGAACCTTCCCCAAGATGGAACGCAGATCTTCATCGAATGTCACCGTATCCGCGTGCTGGCGCACCAGCTGCAGCGTGCGCACGGCAGTTTCAATCACATGCGCGGTTTCACTGGAAAACTTCACCTGCGTGCGGAGCTTGATGGTCGATTCCACCATATTGGCGGTTTCAGCGAGGCGCCGGGTTAGGGTACGGCTCATCAACTGATTCTCGTTCAGCGTGAGCGATTCCGAAACACTTTGCACCAGCCCGCGCAGCTGCTGCAGAATCTCATCGAACTCCATGCTTTCGGAAAATACGCGCACCTGCCCCAGGACGGTGTTGAGCGCTTCCGGCTCGTTCATCGTTTCCTGGATGGCACGCACGCGCAGACGGTAGCGCGATATAACCTCACTTAAATTCATCGCTTCGGTAGCGATGCGGTTGATCCCTTTGGTCAAATATTTCGCCTCGGAAATTTGCATCGTTTCCGATTTATGGCGGGTGAGACCACGCAGGATCTGCTTCACTTCCGACAATTCCATCGTTTCGGATTTGAAGCGATGCAGGCCGCGCAGCGCCGCTGTGGTCTCCGACCATTCCATTTGATCGCTGGACATTTGAATCAGCCCGCGCAACGCGGCGCGCGCCTCGGAAAGCTGCATCTGATCCGAACGCATCCTGGAAAGCGCGCGCAGCGCGGCGCGCGCCTCGGAAAGCTGCATCGATTCGCTTTTCAAGCGCACCTTATCGGAGAACCGCAGGATTCCTTCGGAAGCATGGATGACTTCGGCCACGATGCGCAGCATCGCATTCGATAAAACCAATTCCTCATGGCCTTCGATCTGCTCGCTCACATAGCGGAATTTACCCATCGTTTTATAGAGCACTTCCGCCAGCTCGCAGCTTTCATCCAGCACCTGCAGGATGCCTTTGATATTCGCGCTGTCCTCACTCCACTCGGTATCCTCATCGAGCACCTTTAGACGCGCACGCATCGCCGCGACCGATTCATTCACATGCGCTGTTTCCAGCAGCAAGCGCACCAATACACGCAGCTGCAGCTTGGCCTCGACGCCTTGGAATGTTTCCGCCAATCGCCGCACCAATACGCGCAGCTGCAGCTTCGCTTCCGAGTCCTGCATTTGCTCGGCTTTCACTTGCCTGATTGCATTGAAACGCAGCTTCGCCTCGCTCAAATTCAGATCTTCATCGGTGACTTTCACCAGATCCAATCCACTGGACGCCTCGGTGAGGCTGATCGCAATACTTACCGCGGAATGAACCTTGACCGTGGTGCTGGTACTGGAATTATAGCGAGTATCGTATGTGGTGCTGACCGCGGTTAAACTTCGCTTGGAGAAAAGCGTCAGTGGATTCGAGCCGGTATTGGTAGCGGTGGCATCGGTCGATTTATACATACCGATTTTCTGCGTGCTTCCATCCCGGTGCTCCGCTTCACAGAAATTGCTACCGCTGGTTTTTGCAAACAGTGCATTCTGGATCACCAGATAATCATCCGCCACAGGGGTGAAATTGTGGCTGTTCTTGGTCTGTGGAGACGTGCTGGTGGTCGAAGATTCCGCGAGGCTCCGGCCCACATAATTCTGCGCAAGATCACCCAAATAAATATAGCAGAAGCGCATATTACGCAGGCGGATATTACCAAAGCCGAATCGATCCGGGCGTTGCTGAATCTTCCAAGTCATCGCTCCCGCGGTGAGAGCCAAAATATCGCAGAAGAACCAGCTGTAATAATCCGTGCCGTTCTTCGGCTCACGGCTGATCACCCCGTAGGTATTGGTGCCGTCATAGAGACGAATACCATGCCGCTGGCCGGTGGCGGCGCGGCCATCGCCGCACGCCATGACCAGATAATCTCCGGTCTGTGGAATCGTGGGATTCGCGGTATGACAATCAACCCACGCCTGCGCGCCAGTATAACTGTTCTCGGTATTTGTTTCGCTGATGTGATCGTTCGCACCCAGCTCCAGGGCGAAAAGAGTCACATCTTCCAGTCCGGTGGAACCGGAGGCGCCGGAGATGCGCGCCAGCTCCAGGCTGAAATTCTGGTTCGCGGGCGAGCCAGATGATGTATATTTTCCGAAAGCGGCAAATCCCGATTTATAACCGGCGACGAAGTTACCTTGTTGGATCTCATTCATCGTCACCGACGCGGTATCGTGGCGCAAACGAATACCGTTGATCGGCGCGGCATTGCTCACCCATTCATGGAGCCCCGCCGCCAGGATAACGTGATCTTTACTTGCATTGGGAACAAGAGTGATAGCGCCGACGGAATGATCGGCGTAGGTGCTGCTAGTGCTTGTTGACTGCGACGAACTTTCCGCCGCTACGTTGTTCCGCACCGACATAATTAATCATCCACTTCATTCAGCACCTTTGACGCTTTATTCAACCGCTTTTTGAGGTTCTGAGAAAAAAGATTCGGCTGCTTCGAATCGATCTCCAACAGCGCATCGAGCACCACATCAAGGATCTCCGGCAGCTTACGGTACATCCGGCTTGCGCGCTGCTCTTTCGTGCGCATATCCTTCATGTAATTTTCAGTTTCCACTTCGAAACCTTGCAGCTCCGCCAAAGAAGGTTTCGGCACGCCGGGTACAGCCCACTCCATTTTCTCATAATCATTGCCGTGGATGGTGACGCTACCCTGCGCCGCGGCGATCTGCTTGCCGTATTTATAATCGATAATGTCAGCGAGATTCATCATCTTCATCCTCCTCACCTGATTCGATCAGCTGCAGCGCGAGATTGTGAGCTTTCACCGGTTTCTTCACGCTCTTGGATTTCGCCGCGCGTGAGGCTCCGGCGCCGCCGCTGACGCTCCGCCCCAGCGGATCGGAATTGGGTGAGGGAGATTGCGCATCCTGCGCGGGTGCCATGAAACCGGTGCCGCTTAGCGGCGGCGTTCCGGCGGGAGGGAGACGATTATACATCATCTGGTGATATTCGATGTCGCTGATCAGCCCCAGGCTCAGATCCTGCAGCAGGCGCTGCTGCATGATCAGGCGCTGCGGCTCCAGCTCCATGTTCGGGCGAAGCTCTACGGGTGTGAATTTCACCAGCACCTGTCCATCATAGCCGGTGAGACGCAGAGCCAGGGTGAGCAGCTGCGACCAGATTTCCGCCACCGGCTTGTTCAAACCGTCGGTATTGAGCGCGAACATGCGCGCTTCCACCGAACCGGTATTCACGCCGGATTCACCGCGCCCGATGACGGTTCCCATCGTTTTGAGGCCCGCCTGATTTTGATTGTCGAGCGTACCCATCACTTCCTTGACACGCTGCTCCATGCCAGTGCGGACGCCCTTCTGGTCAAGGAAGGAAGGCTCCACGCTGTCGAAGTGAACGAACGCCTGATCGGGGCGCAGCGTCGTGATCTGCGCGGAAATAGAATTCATGATGTCGGTGAAATAGGCTTTCATCTTCACCGGATCCGACGAGATTTCCGCCGGCATATTCTTGCGCGCAACTTCTTCGACGATCTTGACCGTGAGGCGGGGAGCACCGGTGGTTTTCATGATCTGGAAAAGCGCGTTGATCACCGCCTGCCGCGCGGCCACCGTGTTGATGGCGGAGACGAAATGCGGCGTGGGATACACGTCGGTCGGATCCTGGTGGAAGGTGTGCATGAAGATAGTCGGCGAATCCAGCGGAATGCGCACACCCCCATTGCCAACCTGGATCATCTTAATCAGGCCCGGTGACGGCTCCTGGAATTCAATGGTGGAAGGATCCGCCAGCCTGACCTCATAGGGCAGCTTCTGTTTATCTAAAACTAATTCCGCAATGCACATGCCACGCATCAGGAACATATAGCGCATCCGTTCCGACATGCTGCGGAAGGTCTGCACCGGGCGGAATCCCAGGGTATAATCACTCGGCACGAACAGCGCATCGAGCACCGCTTCCAGCTGCTCCTGGCCGGTCTCATCGACCTCGCCTTGCGCGTTGAAAACCGTCATGCTCGGCTCGGTATCACCCAGCGTTAAATAGGCATCCTTGGTGGAGCTGAAATCGGGATCGCTGCGCAGCAGCCCTTTGACCACCGTGCGGCTGTCGCCCGCGAGCCTGCTTTGATAGATGTCCTCAAGATGCTCGCGGTATTGCGGCGCGGAGAGCTTGGGATTGGAGGGATTGTAGGTGGTGGTGACACTCACGCCGCCCGGTTTACCGGCCTTGCCTTTTGGCAAGGTGATCTGTCTCAGCTGGTCGAAGAAAGCACCAAACATCACATCCCCCTTAACATGCCCGAAGCATACGAATTGGTGATTAACGAATCCTTCACCGGCGCCAAGTTTGCGACGAAAGTGTTGATCTCGGTGCGCATGTCGGCATCCTTCATATTCACCTGATCCAGATATTCTTTTATCCTAAACCCAAACAAAAAGAAAGCAAGGGCATGGAAAAAGTGATCCTCGGTGTTGAGCTTAATCCACACGGCCTGTTTCTCAGGCTCCTCGTTACGCACCATTCCCTGTAAATGTTCCTTAATTACTTCGCGGTGCGGCCCGAAACCATTCAAAGAGATCCCGCGGTTTTTGAAGATGCGCTGCACAGCATCGAGCATCCAGGTGCGGTTTCCCTCGAAATGGTTCTCTCCCGCTTCCTTATCATCCTTATAAACAATGTTTTTTCCCTGTGTGTAGCCGACGGGGAAGATTTTCCCCTTCGAGGCTTCGAACACGGCTTCCGCCGTCGGTGTGTAAGGAAAGCGATCCATCGCGCCGGCGATGACCTTGTGCGTCTTGCAAAACTCCGCCACCCACTCGACAATCTGCGATGCCTGCACGCAAAGCATCTTGCGGATGACCACCCTTGATCCGTGAAAACTTCCGATCACCACATGGCAGATAATACCCACGTCGATGCCAACAAACAGCGGGTGGCTTTTCAGATCTTCATCGTCGGGCGATCCCAGGCACGCCAGGATGTCGGCCAGCTGGATGCGCGCGTTCACGTCGGTAAAGCACTCGCCGAGCACGGTGTTGTACCAGCCGCGCATATATTCGCGCTTCTTGTAGCGCAGCAGCTGCGCGATGATATAAGCCACGCTCAGCCGGTCGGTGCTGAAAGGGCGCACGCGGTATCCACGCCTGCTACTGACCTCCGGCCTTTCCGCCACCCATTCGCGGTTCTTGCGCAAATCAAGATCGCTACCGCAGCGCTCGCACACGATCCTGGAATTGGTGAGATCCAGGCCGCTTTCCATTTCTTCGGTGATGTCCTCCAACTTTACCGAATCCGATAAGCCTGGGATGACGACGAACGGGCGCTTAAACGTAGGCAGCTGCCAGTGGTTACAGCTGTCGCATTTGCATAAAAGCTCACGCCGGTCGGTGCTCTTATAGCTGGCATCGATGCCGTAATCTTCGAAGGTGGGGGTGCTGAAATCCTGGCGGATGTGGAAATCCGAATTCTGCAGGCGGGAATCATAGAGCGCCAGCACGTCCTTGTCGGTGAGATCCACTTCGTCCACCATCAGGAAATCGACGCTGAGCGAAGTCGCCGCGGCTTCCGTCGCATTCGGCAACACCATGTAACTCTTGCCGATCTGTTTCAGATCGATGCGGCGAGTCTGCGCTCCGAAATCCGGGCTGTTGAACACCCGCGAGTCATCCAACACCTTGCGCACGCGGATGTCGGAAAACGAATCCCGAAGCATCTTATTCGGCATCGAATAAAGACCGGTGGTTTCCTGGTTGCGGTACAAAAACGCCGCCATCTTACGCACCTGGATTTCCGACAAGCCGATCTGCGAGCACTTCATGCACGCGAGATCCGGGTGCATATCGTCGATGATCTGCTGCTGGAACGGGTAGCGGTCGTAATTAAAAGGCTTGCTGTTGAGGAATGTGTTGCGCGTCACCCACTCCGAAACCGGCATGTTTACTGCGTCGATACTGTATCGACTCTCAAGCGTTTCCAGGAATTCTGCGAGGTAAGTATTTTTCATTTGCAACTGTTATCACTTCCGTGTAGTTCCTTTTATATCCTCTTAATGCCAAGGCGTTCCTTCACTTATGCTTCCCTTACATTCACCACTATACGCGAGATTGCCATGACCGACAACCTTTCCCCGGAGCAAGTCCTTACGCCTGCTCAATTTGCCGATAAAATTGGACGATCGACGCGGCATTTGCGCGACCTCGACAAGAAAAAAATCTTCATCGCGCGCCGCACCGTAACAAACGAACCGTATTACCTGCCCGAAGATGTGCTGACTTACTTCCAGCACAATCCGAAGCAGGCAACAGCATAATCAGGGGGAAAAATGAAAATTTCACAAATAAAGCACGAATCCGACGATTTTATCGAAAATGATGCGGAAATCACCGAAAATGCTCAAATTTTCGGTCAAAACGCTCAAAATACCTCGGATTTCACGCAAAATACGTCAGAATTCACCGTTTTTCCCACGTTTTTGCTCGAAAATATGAACGCTCTGGACGTAATCCAGCGCCAATTTGCGAAGAATAATCGCTATTTTGAGCTCCATGATTGCCCATATCCAATCGAAATGCGCCAGTTTTTGAAGAAATTCCTCGGCGCGAATCCTCTCGGCAGCGATGACATCGACCAGAAACTGAACGATTTCTTCGGCGATGAGATGATGTACGACCGGATCATCCGCGATTCGAAGCGCGCCTACATGAACCTCGCCTCGCAGATGACGGTGATGGAAGCGCAGAGAAACATCGACGACACAGTGGCTTTCACGAAAGCGCTGGCAAACCTGCAGCAGCGGCTGCTGGAAATTCAGGAAAAGGCGGAAGGCTTAAAGATGATCCACGAATTCAAGCGGATCATTCTTTCCGTCATCGACACCGAGCTGACCGCTGACCAGCGCACCGGAATTATGAGCCGGATCTCTCAGCTCGTTAAATCCTGAACCCCACGCCATTCGCAATAGGAAGCCCTATGAGCACACTTTACGACAATACCCCTATCTTCGGAGAGCTGGCACCCATTTACTTCTCTATGGGCTTGCCTGTGATTCCTCTCCAGCCTTTCAACAACCAGTCGGTGAAATCCCCTGGCAAACAACCGATACCCTACGGATGGCAGATCTTCGCAACCGAGCCGGTGCCGGAGCATACCCAGCAAAACTGGATCGCCAGCTACCCCAACGCCAATATCGGGCTCGTCACCGGGCCGCAGTCGGGCATCGTTTTCATCGACGTGGATTCGGTGAACCCCAAGGTGCAGGGCGCGATCATGAAAGCGCTGGGCGTGGAATCGCCGTGGATCCGCATCGGCCAGAAAGGGTACATCGCCGCGTACCGCTACACGCCATATATTAAAAATTTCAAGATCCGCGACACCGACGGCAACACGCTGGTGGAGTGCTTGGCGTTCAGAAACCAAGCGGTGATCCCACCCAGCATCCATCCGAAAACGCTGAAACCCTACAGCGCGAATTGCGAGTTATTGTCGGTTTTTAGAAATCTCCCAATTCTCCCCGAAGGGTTGGAAAAGATCCTGCGCGAGGAAATCCAGCTGGCGGGCATCGAGCTGCACCACACCGGGATGAGCAATCTTTCCGATTTTGTAGCCCGCGGCGCGCGCGATAACCAGATGACTTACGTTGCCGGGTTGTTCGCGCATTACGTCACCAAAGGCGAGCGCAGCCTGGAAGAAGCGTTCGGCCAGATGGAGAAGTGGTACGAAACCAGCGTGCAACGAGTTGCGGGCGACGACATCGATCTCAGCAAAGGCTACCAGAAGATCGTGGAATTCCTGCAGCGCGACGTGGTGCTGCGGAAAAAGCCGCTGCCGCTGGGGTGGGATCGAGACATCAAAGAGGAAACGCGCACGCAGCTGCAAAGCATCTTCACCGAGGAGCACAAGGAATGGACGGCGGAGGAACTGAAAGCCTATACCTACCGGGAATTCCTCGCGCACGCCGATCCCGAAGATCCAGAGCGCATGAAGGCGGTGCAATATATCATCGAACGCATCAGCCGATCCCCCTCTCTCAATAACCTGGAGCGCGAATCGGTCATCGCCTATATCAGCCAAACCGCGCGTATCCCCGGCCTCTCCATCCCCAACATCCGCAAGCGCATCCGAGAGCTGCAGCAGGGAGATATGTCAGGCTCCAGCCACACGGAAATCGCGCAGGCGGTCATCGACAAGATGCGCGAATTCGGCGAGATGCGGCAGATGAACGGAATGTTCTACCAGTGGAAGGGAGCGCAGTGGGATCCATTGGATGACACCGACATCATGCTCACGATCACGCAGCATTTCGACGGGTTCGAGCTTACCAAGCGCCACAACGATCTGGTCGGTATCCTGAAAACGATGCGAGTGCTCGTCACCGAAAAGCTCAAGCAGATGGATTTCAAAGGCGTCAATTTCGCCAATGGATTCCTTGGCGAGGATATGAAGCTGTACCAGCACCTGCCGGATTACGGCGCCATCTACACGCTGCCCTACCGCTACATGCCCGACTTGCCGGAACCGACGAAATTCCTCCGCCTGCTGGAAGATAGCTGGGGTAATGACGACGATTTCATGGACAAGGTGCAGGCGCTGCGGGAAATGATCGGCGCAACGCTGTTCCAATATTGCACCAATCTTCAACGCTGCACGCTTCTGTACGGCGCTGCGAATTCCGGGAAATCGACTATCCTGAAAGTCGTCGCCGGCCTTTTCCCGGAGGATGTGATCTCGGTCTGCCCGCCGGATAGCTGGAACGATAAATTCGCTCCAACGACGATGGCAGGCCGCTTGCTCAACATCGCCGGAGAGCTTCCCGCCAAGAAGATGATCGACGGGAAATCCTTCAAGGAAATCATCGACGGCAACGAGCTCAACGGCCAGATGAAAGGCGGGCAGCTTTTCAAATTCGCACCCGTCGCCAGTCACTGGTTCGCAAGCAATCATTTGCCGCATACGGACGATACATCGGAGGGATTCAACCGGCGATGGCTGATGCTCGAATTCAGGAAACCGATCGAGCAGGAAGCCAAGGTGATCGGGCTTCACAACATCATCATCACGGAGGAGAGAGAAGCGATCGCTGCCTGGGCGATCAAATCCTTCCCGGCGCTGATGCAACGGACGGATCCGATTCTTCCCATCAGCCATGAGCGTCTTATCAACGACATGGCAAATGATAATAATTCTGTCCGTTTTTTCTTGAACGAGTCTCGTCGAATTCTGACCAAAGTGCGGTTGGAAAAAAGGCTGGTGGCGCAGACTCTCCAAACCGTGGAATCCCAGCCGGAAATCCTGGAGAACAAAGTAGTGGAGATCAACGCTGGCGCGCAAGCAGCCCATGCAACGAAGGTCACTGGCAGGCAGATCCACGCGAGCTCATTCACTTCGGTCGAACAGTTCAACGGATACGCTATCGCCAACCCAATGTCAGAAGATGCGGTTTACTCGGAATACGCGATGTTCTGCGGGCAACAGGCCGGTGTGAGGGCTGTTGGATTGAGGCACTTTCGCGTGAGAATGCGGGAGCTGGAATTCTTGCACAAATACAAAGTGAATGTCATCGAGACGAAGGATGGTTACGAGAAATGCGAGTACCCCGGCATCGTCCTCTTGGCAATGCCCAAGTCGAGCTGATGAAGGCGGTACGGCAGCGGATGGTTCCCTGGCCCTGGGGCGTCATCTGGCACACGTTCTGCGACAACAGCGGTGAGCCGGTGGTGTTTCACACCAGCTGGTTTCCGCACCTGTACGAGCATATAATCATGCTACCCGAAGATGGAAAGGAATGGATATGATAGCGACGATTCAAAACGCCGGAGGAACGCAGGAGCTGGAGAAGAAAACCAGCGATGATATTTACCGGATCCCGCAAGTTTCGACCGTGCATGAGGAGCGCTACTACCAAATGCCGGAACCCACGAACCGCGCACAACGCAGAAAGAAAAAAGCCCTTGAGCGTAAACTCAAGGGCTTCTAACCAAAATCCCAATCTGCTTAAGCAGCGGGAATCTTCTGCATAATGAGATTCACATAGGCGTCGGTGGCATTGGAGCCGCCGCCGTCGGTGATAAGCTCGATGCGATCGCCGGCAACAACCACGTTGTTGTTGGCGAAATCCGCCGAATCCAGATCCCACGCCGAGCCGCCGGTGGCGACGACGATGGTAGCGGTCGCAGCGGTGCCGCCGTTGACCTTGAGCGACATCGTATTGGTCGCTCCCGGATCCGCGCTGACGCGGCTGTAGCCCTTGACGATCTTTCCGTCAAAAGGCGCAATCCAGCGTGCGGTCACGTTCGGCGTTTCGATACCCGTCATCTTCTGAGTGCCGAGCGAAATGAAACCTTCGCTGTTGTCCTGAACCTCTTTGCTCATGAGGATCTGAACATACGGATTGTTCTGATCGTTCGGATTGATGTCCACCGCGGTGATCTTTTCGACCACGCCGATTTCATCGACTTCCAGTTCATCAAGCCACGCGGCGATCGCGTCGGTGACTTCGGTGCCGCCGAGAAATTTGACGAGCAGCGTTTCGTAGGTTTTCTGAGCCATAGTGATCTCCTTAAGCCTCTAATGGTTGAGTGACGATTGCATAAGCCGGTGCCTCGACGTAGGTGTTCTTCTCCGTCGGATGCAAGCGGAATGTTCGGATGCCCCACATCAAAACTTCGTATTGGGGATTGAACGAAGGGATTTCGAACGTACCGACCAGCTCGCCGTTCGCCACAACCAGTTTGACTTTTTCCATGAGAGAGCTCCCCGCGGCTGATATTTACGGCGCAGCATAAGCCGTCGGTAAAATCACTTCAACAAGAATCGCTTAGATACTGACGGCACGGATTTCGACTTCCGGCGGCAAGGTGACGCTCTGATCGAACGCATCGTCATTCAAACGATAAGTGAGCGTGCGCGTTGCTTCATCCCATTTACCGTTCTTCACCGACAGCTTGATCACGCCGTCCTGGTAAATGCGAAACATTCCCGTCTTACTGATCTCGGCGTAAATTTCCATTATTGCTCCTTTCTTACCACGGTGATTTCGGCATCCGGGTGGAAGGTGATTCCCATTTTATGGGGGCTCCAAAATTCGATCTTTCGCTCATCGGGCAACCAGTCACCATCCTTGATCATAAATTGCCAGTCGGGTTTTTCAGGGCATGATACCCTGATCGCCCGTCCAGGCCCAAGTTCGATGGTGACTTTCATCGGCCCATATAGTTTTGAAACGGCACGGCGTTGGGATCGTAAGCCGGTATGTTCAGGTTCTGGTAAGTGCGCTGCGCGCGCCGGCGGTCGCACTCCGCTTCTTCCTCCGGCGTCAGCGTCACGTTCTTCTGGTAACACTTGCTCGGCGGCTGCGGAGCGCAGGCGCTGACAAAGATCACCAAGAGAACCGCTGCCACGCTGTAGAGGAATAATCGAATCGTTCTGCAGGTCGGGCAGGTAGGCAACAGGAATTCCTTCATGCGTTCGGAGCGCCGCGCGCGGCGCTCCGAAGCCGTTGAATAGGGTTCCTGCGATGGAAGGGATCGCCGGTGCTGTGATGAGCAACAGCTCATTACTCGGTCTCGACTTCAAGGGCTTTACCGTCCTCGTCGCGCTCGAAGCTGATGACCGTTTTGGCGGTATCCTTTTCGATCACCACCACGCGGGCCACCGTCTTGTCCGTGTTCATGATGTCTTTGACATTGTTACGGATAACGCCCGAATCGGCTTCCCACTGGCGCACGTCGTTTTCGTCGATCAGGTTATCCTCGGCGTCGTAACGCTCGATCTTGAATTCCTTGTAAGCGGGCATGATGGGGCTCCTTGCTGGATGGTTTGACGCCGCCCCTGCGCCTAGCTCCCATCACAGGAGTCATTGGAACAGAGGCAGCTGTCTGACGCATAACATAATTTTGTGGAGCAAGCAAGGCCGAAGGCACTGCGCGTCAGTGCGCCGAAAACGGAAATTGGCGGAGCACCAAAAATCAGATGGTCGCCCACCGCCCGCCGACCGCCTCGCTAACAAAGTATCCCCTCCTTGTCAAGAGATTTATTTGCTTTTCTTCTGCTTACTAGTGCTTTTTTTCCTTGTACTAATACTTGTTATCTACTAGGCTATGAGATGGTAGTGGTATAGGTTTAATTAATATATTAATTCTTCTTAACTACTACCTGGGCGCTGTGCCCTCCGCCTCTCCAAACTTTGGAGATGCTTTCACACTCAACTGAAAGGTTATCCCTATGACTATCACTCTCACCACAAAGAGCGCTCTTGCTAACCTCACCACGCAGGCGCAAGGCGTGCGCAATGCGGCGCTGTTCACCACTGGCGCTATGGTGTTGTGCCTCACCGCCTATGGCGCTGACAACAAAGACAAGGCTGTTTCCGCCATCCGCCAAGCGGTCATTGCCGCCGGTATGTGGAAGGATGACAAAGGCACTAAACAGCCGAGCAACAAGGCGCGTAACTTCCTCAATGCAGCAGAGCAGGCGTTTAAGCTGTATGAGGATAAGGCGCGCTCTATCATCGGCGGCGCAAGCGACGAGCTTGACGCTACGGGCCAGCTTGCCTCATGGCTCAACACGTTTTCTCTCTCCGGCAATCTGTATGAGGGTGGTACGTTCCTGCTACCCCTTACGCGAGGCATCAGCAAGAAAGATGCTAAGGCGCTGATTGCGCAGAAAGCCAGCGAGGGAGAAGCAGCGGGCGAAGAAGATAAGGTGACTCGCCTGCCTGCCAAGGGCAAGCGCGCCGCTACTGCCACTAGCACCACGCAGGAAGCGCATAAGGTACTATCCGCTACCGTCACCGCCTCTAGTGTGCTTCCCATGCTGAAAACGCTTTTCAGCACCAAGCCTAACAAGGATGTTTCCTCCGCCATCGTGCGGATGTGCAGCGAGCTTGACGCCATCAACCGCCTTGTGCGCGGCGAGGATGTCAAGAGCGCTTCCAAGGAAGTCCGGGCGCTGGCTGTACTGGCGGCGAAGCATGGTGCGTTTTTCGCCAAAAACACCAAGAGCGAAAACAAAGCGCTCCCGCAGGCGAAGGCGATCAAGAACCGTGCAAAGCGCGCCGCATAAGGCGCAACACTCAGGCGGCGGGCGCTATGCCTGCCGCCTCCCTCTCACTTCTGAAAACGGAGTTTAAGCCATGTTAAACCACATTCCCTCTCTCCCGCTTTATGTCTGCCCTCGCACTGCCCGCAACAGCGCCGCCTTTGAAGCGTTGGAAGCGCGCCGCGAGGAGTTGCGCGCTCAATTCCCGCATTGGGATGATGTGCAGGTAAATCACGTTATGACGCTTGAGCGTCACTTTACGCAGTACCAGCGCCGCTAATGCCTTGCACAATGGCGGCGGGCCTTGCGCCTGCCGCCATGATGCAGTGCGTTACGCATCTGCTACAACCCCTATCCGAAGGAGATTTTTTATGTTTAAGAACGTGCTCGAAAACTGGCAGGATATTACCGCCTATTGCGCCGACCTCACCGAGGAAGTCACCGCCGAGGAGTTGCGGGCAGAATGTGAAAACATTCCGGCAGTGCAATCATTCCGTAACGGGAATGAAAGCTGGGAATCACTCGCCGCCTGAATCTCCCAACTTTGGAGATTGTTAACGCTCGTTAAGAAATTAACGAGCGTTAATTTTTCTCGCGCGTGCGCGTTATGCGTATGTCCGCAGGCGCTGCGCGCTATACACGCACCCGCGCCCTAGGCCGAAGGCGCTTCGCGCGTTATTTTTTATGTGTGCGCGTGAACGCTACTAAAACGCGCGAGAGCTGCCCCGAAGTTTTTGACCCGGCAATATCGCGTGAGATCTCCAAAGTTTGGAGATAAATAATACTTTTTATTATATATAAAGGAGTTTTTATGTCTAAAAAACCACTCAAGATTGTGACCAGTTCTTGTGTTAAGTCACTCAACGCGGTCAACGGAATGTACCCAACAACCAGTTGTAACCATATAATGAGGAAAAGTAATCACCAAATACATGCTTTACTTGAGAAAGAGAAAGCAGCTAGGAGGGAGAAGTGGAAACAAGAGCGTCAAGCATTCAAGGAAAGGAAAGAACGCCGTCAACAACTCAAACTGTTCGAGGTATTTTCCGAAGCATTTGCTTCTCATGTGATAAAAAGTATTAGTTATTATCCAACAACTGCTAATGTTACCGGTGTCAACAAAACGGCTTGCCGTCTTGGAGATGAATTAGCGGCGAAGGGCCATAGTCGAGAGGTCATATATCAGAGTTTAGGCTTCTCGAAGGGCCAAGGGAGAAGTAACACAATATAAAATAACAAAATACTTCTCTTTTTATTACAAATACCAGAGTTACATAGAGTAGTAAATTACAGTCCCGGAATCTCGTTTTAGATACTTTTTCTAATAAATCTATATAAGGGATTTCTCACTTTATGTAACTCTCATTCCTCCCAATAACCTTAATCTTATACCATTGACGAATGAATCTTTTTCACCTAAAACAAGTCAACTTTCGCTACTAATACTTGTTGCCCGATAATTCGTTTTTAGAATCCAATTCTCGATTTTCAATTTCAAAATCAGAAACTTAATTCAGGAAACCACAATGAAACCACACACCGAGCTTCTGCAAGTGATGACCAATACGATCCTCTACGAGCTGGGGCGTCACTTCCGCCCTCGCCCTGATTGGCACCGGCCTGACCATTCCATGTGTTGGATATGGCGCGGCCCGGTGACGGGAGGAGCCAGAGGTATCGCTCACAAGCGGCTCGGCTACCACGGAAGAACCACGCATTACGTCAACCACAAATCCACGCCTGTTTTGAGTTTGGGTTCGGATTACAAGCTCGATATTCGTCGCTTTCTTTTCCATCTGTACCGGACGCCTGATATGCCGGTGAACCGTTTGAAGCAATCCCATTGCATCACGGCTAATTGCGTCAACCCCTGGCACCATACTCCCAGCTACTCCCCTGACCGAAAGAAGCAGGCGCTATGGCCTCAGAATTCGCCGCTGGAGATGCTTCACCCATTCCTGGCTGGGGAGATGGCTCAAGATCCCGAATCCCTATCAGAACGCGAGGAAAAGCGCCTTAGAATGGAAATCGAGTATAAACAAGAACTTGGTAAGCAATATCAACTTATCCCTTTGAATTCATTGCTTACTACAGATGCCAGCAAGTTCGAGAACCGGATTGCGCAGCGCGAAGCGCCGCCGGAAGTCCACCAATGGGCGAAGAATTATTGGCTCGTCGATCGGATGACATTGCTGCCGTATAGCGGCGATGTTGAGGAATACAACGCGGCTGCGCATTATATTTCCGTGCTCAAGCGCTGGGTTCCTGATTTAAGCGAAGGGAGTTTGTCCGAGGATTTGCGGACGCTTCTCCAGTGGTACAGTTTGCGGTTGCCTCCTTTGCCGCGCAATATCTCGCGCAATGACGATTACTGGATAGGGCGTCATGAACTGGGCGATGGCTATTCCGTGTTGGAAGAAGCGGTCAACATGAAGATTCCTACCGGGAGCGAGGTATTGCGCCTGGATAAGAAGGTTCATTGCCGGTTGGTTCTCCTCAAAATAGGAGAATTACTTAACAATGAGATAAAGAGAATCGACTGGACAAAGTAGTTATTTCTCTAATACAATTATTCAACCCTCTATCACAAGGATACAAATATGAGAGATTTCTTTCATTCATTGCTGATGCACATCTTGAATTTGCTGCTGCTTTTCTGGAATCAGCACACCATCACATGGTACATCCGCCAAGTGCCGCGCGGTCGGCATCGGAGCTATTCCATCCAACTACCGGGTAATGGTTTGCCGCGATGCACCTTCACCAGTCCGCTTCGGGCCTTTTTCTGGAGCGTCACCAAATGAACGGGCAAATCCGCTACAATGAGAAAGGCGATGCTCAATCGTTTTCAGGTGAGAATGCGGTTGACATTTTCCGCGCGGCGACTTTGGCGAGCGCGCTAGGACTGCTGAAAGTCGGCATTGGTATCCGTGGTCTCACCAAAACCCGCGCGCTGATGATGGCTACCGAATACACCGGCGTTAAATACAAGCGCGGTGAATTCGATAAGGCGCGCGACGATCTGAAAAAGATTATCGCTTTGCGCAAGCAACACGTCGAACATATTCCGGCGTAGGTCTCCAAAGTTTGGAGAAATTTTTCTGATTCAATTAACCCAATGAAGGAGAATTACACAATGGCTCGTATCTGGATTGAAACCCACGAAGCTAATCTTCGCAGCGCGCTCAGGAAATACGTTTCCGATTCCAAAACCAACGAGGTCAAGGAAACCTCGAAATACAATGGGAAGCGCGTGTTTTTCTACGACCGTGACGGCGTGCTCATCGCTCGTATCATGTACCACCGGCGCTCGCATCAGGCGCTGCTGGCGCATTACCTAAGCGCGCATCTGCCTTCGACTGAGCAGCGCGCCGATACCGACAAATCTGAAACCAAGCAGAGGAGGGCCGCGTGATGGAGATGCAAATCATCAAGGATGAAACCCGGACTCAGCCGCTTATCAAGGAATACGGCACATATTCCGATGATGAAAGAAGCGAGCGTTTCGTGCTCGATTCCTTCCAGTCGAAACGCTTCAACAGAAGCTGGTACGAGCTGGTGCATAAGACGGCAGGGTATGAGCCCGCTGGATCATGCGCGAGGCTGACCAAGGAAGCATGGGGCGTGCTCTATCAAATCAATGGCGTGCAGCATGGCTGCTGGTACGTCAGCGAGCAGGAGGCGCGCGCCGAATTCGATAAAAAGAAAAACCACCCGGAGGAATTATGAACAGTAAAGACATCAGCAACGCAGGATTAGGCGATGTGATTTATTCGCCTGATCTTGGTGAGGGCAAGGTAATCGCCTGCACGGAGAAACCCAGCATCCGCGTTGAATTCAGCATCGCCGGAAAGCGCTGGCTCACCAAGGATACGTTCAAACACTACAACTGCGAAATCAAATAGGGAGAATTATATGCTTACCAATGTCAAAGAAAATATGATGACGCGAGGAGAGGAATTGGCGAATCACTACGCCAATGGCTCACCCAGGGTTCAATCATCGGTCATCGCCGATACCAGCGTATCGCCCTCGCTGGCGGTGGCGACTATGGTGAATCTCCCATCCAAATTCCACGGCGAATTCGCCAGAAAGGTGATCGAAAATGATATTAAGCGATGAACGGGATGTGATTTCAGCGCTCAATCTCTCCGGTCTGGTGATCGACGATAATACAGGAATCATCGCCGGAGAAGGGAATCAGCATTGGAGCGAGCTATACCCCATGCGCGCTGCGGATGTCGAGATCAGAAGCACCACCCAATGGCCGATGATTTTGTCCTTCTACGAATACAAAGCCGTGGTGGGAATGTTCGATCTGCTGTGGCAGGACGGCGAGCTCATTATCCAGGCACGACAGGCTGGCCTGCATCATCTCCTCGATATTCTATTCAAGAATACCGAGCGCAGCTACGCATCGCTCGACCGCGATTTTCGTGACTTCCTCAAAACCGAGGAGTGGCACTGCATCGGTGAAGGAGAGCGCGCGAAGATCGGCGTGATCGGAAGGTCTCCGATTCTGAAAGTGCGTCACAAATACTGGCTGTTCTCCGGCGAGGGGAATTTGTCGGCGCTCCAGACGCTCAACAAGAATTGGTACATCGAAGGGCAATGCGTCCACGTCGATACTGAAAACCCAATCTATGAAACAGAAAGAAAATCATGACCGAGGATCTGACCACCGCGATTTTGCGGATATTCGATGAACATAACGATGTGCTCAAAGTGGCCGAGCAGCTGGATCTCGATCCTGCCGTGGTGCGCTATCATCTCACCAAGGAAGGGCGGAAGCTCCCCAAAGGATCATACCGTTTACGCCGAGGGCCGAAAGGTGCAGCCATCTCGCAATTCCATGCGGCGGTGGGTGCAAAGATTTCTTATCTCAGGGCGGTAGCCAATAAGAGCAACATCGCCGATTTCGCTTACGAATGCGGAATCAGCACGAAGAAATACGGTTTCATCGAGAAGGGAACCACCGATGCAACGCTGGGTGATATTCAGCGCATCGCCAGGGTGCTGGGCGTGACGCCGTGGGAGCTGATGACGCCTCTGGCGCTGCAATGATACGCGGCAAGCGAGGCGTGGCGTCGGCGCTGGAAGTGACAGCTAAGATGATACGCGACTGCGAAACCGAAGATGATCTTCGTATTTTATACAAGCATCTGGAGACGCGCAGGGAAGCCGCGTGCAACGAGTGGCGTCATCAAAAGACAAATGAATATCTGCGCCAGCTGATGCTCGGCTGGGGGCATGGGATGAGAGCCGTATTCGATCTTTTAATCAATCAACCGAGAGGAGATTCCAGTGACAAACCATCGGCAGCAGATTCTTAGTATCTGCGATGATTCGCGCAGATCGGCGGAAGAGAAAATCAACGATATAAAATATTTCGCCAATGAAATGGCGGCGAAGAATCACCAACGAGGATTCAGTGTTTCTTGCCGCGATGAAGGTCATTTCGACATCTATGGTGATAAAGGCCGGGAGTTTCGCATTCGTGGTGAGCACGGTAAGTTTTCTGTATCCGATGAACGCCGTGAGAATCGTGCTTTCGAAGGATGGCAGGAATTCAAATCCCTCCAGGCCGCGTTCATGTTCGTGGCTGATTTCTATATATCATTTTAACATCTCCAAACTTTGGAGAAAGGAGATTCCAATGCGTAAAGACAATGAAGAATTCATGATGGATTTAATGCGCTTTTCCAAGCACGGAGCGCTGGCGCAAGGATTCATATTTCAGGCGATCTATGAATACGCCAAGCAGGTGAAGGACGCCGATCCGAAGCTGTTCGAGCCTGAGAAATCCGAAGGTATCGTGCTTTGCATCCACGGCCCAGCATGGCAGGGCGTGGCGAAGGAAATCTTCGAGAAGCTGGACGCTCGTTTCAATGAAAACTGAGCTCGAAGTTTTACTGCTCGATCTCCTGGCGCATATCGACTTCGAGATCGAGCAACGCAAAACCGGCGGTAACGATGAGGATTACGCCGATCTGCAGAAGCTGTCAGATCGTGGTCACAGGATGGTGCGAAAACTCGAATCGTTTGTTGTGGAGGAAGATCCGCCGGAACCAATGGAACCGGAGCCTCATTGCGCGAGCTGCGGAGAGCCGGCGGAGGAAGGCGATACTGGATGTCATCGTTGTGGAGGAAGGATTCTTTATGGCTAAGCATACTCCCGTCGAATTGGTGGTGCTGATTCAAATCCACTACATTCCGCTAATCTACATCAAAGGTACGATCAGCATGGCCGAGCGCAAAGCCATTGAGAAATGGCAGCGCTGCAAGATGATCGATGTCGTCGATGGTCATTCCGCCAACGGCTACGAAACCACACGCAAGGGTAAATTCTTCATCGACTATCTTTGCGCACAGCCGATTCCGGTGGAAGAATCGAGCTATCATATTCCAAAACCGAAGGAGGGATAATGCTTAAGGAAGTGAAATCACCCAAAGGATACGACTACGCCGAGCTGGGGCGCCGCTGCGTCAGGCAATCCGAGAATATGAGCAAACTGGTGCGGGATCTGGCGCGCGCCGGGTATGCGCTCGAATTCATGGACAGGAAATATTCCAAGCTCGAACGGTACTTCGACAGTATGTGCCGAGAGAACGATCGCTTGCGGAAGAAGCTCCGCATGAAGCAGACCAAACAGTGGCGGGCGTGGAAGAAACGCCACGATGAAATGAAACCCAAGAAGAAAGAGGAGCTGGACGGAAATGATTAACGAGGATTTTCAGGATCAGCAAGACAACTATTTTCCCAAAGATCGCCCCTGTCCGTGTGGCTCCGGCAAGCATAGCTGGATACTCAGCGACAACCGAAACATCTCCTGCGGCAGGGTGTGCGATGATTGCGAGGAAAAGGTGAAATCGAAATACCGTCCTGAGATTTTTCAGGATGGAAACTACGAATGTGAGGAGCAAATCGATGACGACTACTAAAAAGAAGTATCCGAAGATCGATGCCGCGCTCGATGCGCTGGGGCTGGCTTATGAGGCCGAATTCGTTCCGCTGAGTCAATCCAGAAATAAAAACTGGAAGGAGAAAAAGGAATACAAACACCCGACCTTGGAGTGGAAAATCAAAATCGGCAAGAAACACGAAAATCATCCTCTCGGAATGTTGTGGCCGATTCAAACTGAATACGGCGAGGGTATAGGCCATGCGCCGGGATACCAGTTTCAATTCGGCCAGAACGGATGGAAGGATCAATATTTCACGCTTGTGGCGGAGAAAGGTCGATACTTATCATCGCTTCCGAAATTCAGCGATGGTGAGAAAACCGACTGGTTCGAAGCCCATGAACGGATGAAATCCGGCAGAGGTAAATTCAACAAACTTTCTCCTCCTGAATTCCGCGACGTGATGTATTCGCTCTTGCAGGATTCGGATGTCATCGACCGTGGTAGTTTCGAGGAATGGGCCGGAGAGCTGGGTTTCGATACCGATTCCAGATCGGCTGAGAGAATCTACAAGGAATGTCTCGATATGGCGCTGAAACTCCGAAACCTGATCGGCGATGCCAAAATGACTGAGCTGCGTGAAATATTTCAAGAGGAGGGTTTCTGATGAATTACGAAACGTGTGAAACCATCAAAAAGGAAGGGCGTGATAAACGCCATCAGGTGAACGATCTCATGGTGCAGGATTTATTCTATGTCGTAGGTGAGTATCTGGTCTCGAAAATGTCGATCGAAGAAGCCTATGAGATGACGCTGCGCATCCGAAAGCTGAAAGATCAAGCATTCCAGGCAGGGATGAAATGCGCAGGCCGCGCAGGTCTCGACGAGATGAAGATATGAACCATCACTTCAAGCATAACCTCCAAAGTACCGATAACGGCTGGCGTATCAATCCTCCCGAAGGCGCTACTCGAACGCTCCAGTTTCAATATTACCGGGAAGGAGAAGGCGGCTGCTTTTACTGCTTCGACGCGGAACGGAAAATGCGCGTCAACGAGGATATGTTCATCATGAGCGAGGAGCAGCTGCGGCAAATCGCCGCAGTGTTTATGCGGCGGGAGATGCTTCGTCTTGCTCACCTGAACCAAGTTCTTCCGGCGGAAGATTCGCGGCCAGATGTTCATCCTGCTGATTCAGAAACGATGCTGCGATTGCTGCGTGATCTAGTGCGGCTTGTTGATCCACGAAACCCTGTGGGAGAGTAGTGGACGATGCGGCGCCGTGCTTCACCAACCCATACCAAAACCCGTTATCCTTTTGGAAGGACTCGGCGGTATGCGGCTTGTTCAGCGCGCGCTGCGCGCCGAAATGCTGATACAGATCTTGTAAAGGTGTGCTCATGGCGCTGAGATTAAACCCTAAAAAGGAGAAATGCAAATGTTAAAAGAAGATCTGACTCAGGAGCTTTTGCGTCTGCGCGACTGGTACACCGATTATCAGAACGCATGGACGGAAACGATCAGCCAGGATGAGTATGACAACATACAGGAGGAATCGGCAATCCTTGGTTTCATGAACACCCTGCTGGTGCAGGGAGGATTGACGCCGCGTGGCTGTGATCTGGTGGAGCTGCGTTTGAAACGCTCGCAGGAATACGCCGAATCAATCGCGGTCGATCAGGCCGAGAAACAAGAATCCTTAAAACAAGGAAATTATTTATGAAAACTATACCCGATGCGGCGGTGTTCGACTTCATCCATGCGTATTTCCAATGCGCGCTGTGGAGCAGCACCAGCACTGAATATCTGAATAAATACCGGCACTGCGGCCAGGAATGGGAAGATCGATGGAGCTGCGCCTGCAATGACAAATGCCCGGTGTGCGATAAGGAAATCGAGCCTTACGAGAGTGAGGAAATGGATTGTAATCTCGATGATCATTACAGCATGGACGATCTGGACGATGAATTCCGCGCCGAGCAGGAACAGGAATGCCGCGCGTTCCTGGAGGACGCCGGAAAGATGATCGCCGAGGAAATACTACTCCAATGGAATAGTGGCAAAGAGATCATCGCCAGCGAATCCGGCCCTATTCCGAGGGAACTGCTGCGTACCCATAAGCGCGAGCTGACCTATGCCAGCGCCGGCCATGATTTCTGGCTCACCCGCGTCGGCCACGGCGCCGGGTTTTGGGATGGAGACTGGCCCAAGAACGGCGATGCGCTTACCGAAATCTGCAAAAAATATAAGGAGATAGATCTCTATGTCGGCGACGATGGAAAAATCTACGGTTCTTAGGCTCAGCGACCGGGAACGCAAGGCCACTCCCCGATGCCTTCGGCATTTCATCGAGGAGGCTGTTGCGGATAAGCATTGGGCGGTGGCGACATGCGGAAATCCCGAATGGTTCCGGCGCGCGAGTACCGTTTCGCTCGAAATGCACGATGAATATCTAAAGAGATCAATCCTTTATCTTGCTCGAAAGAAGATGCGCTATGCGAAAATGCGCGCTTTCCTCGGTGTCGGCAAAGCCAATGAGTGGCCGTGGGATAAGCCCGCGCACGATCTCTGGCTGAAACTCAATTTTTAGGAGGACGAAATGAAGAAATACAGTGTATTACTTCTCTACCCGGAATGTGTCAACGATTCGGGTTGCGAGACTTATTTCGCCCATGTATGGGCCAAAACGCCGAGCTACGCGGTGACAGCCGCGAAGGAAGAAGCGGGCAGAGGGAATGGATACGAACCGGATTTGAGCGCGCAGTTCATTCCGCTTCTGGTGATCGAGGGTCATCATGACGCATTGTGACACAGAGAAGCCCGTACAGCAGTTTTCAAAGCATCGGCTTTGGGTGATGCACCCTTTCACGGTTTCATCGCTCAGCGACCATCTCTGTAAGATTTTAGCCTATCGAGGGTGGCAGGTTGACAGTACCCCATTGGATTACCGCGTGCTTATGGTGCGCAAGGAAGATACCCGCTGGACGCAGGCATACACGCGCAAGCATGGGTTGTTTATCGATATTGTCGGCCCGGAAGTGCCGGCGATAATCGAGATTCTTCAAACCATCTATCAACAAGGGGAGGAAACGTATGCACCCGGATCTAAGGAAAAAACTCATCAAGGCTCTGGCTGAAAACCAGGACCAGCCGGTTGGTTTTAATGAGGAGGAGCTGATCAAATGCTCGCCGGTGATATGTGAAGGAGCGTTTTCGCAGAAATTGCTGGAGGATTATCTCGGCATTACGCAATCGCGCGCCCAATTTCTAAACCCTAATTTGGAGAGAATTCGATGAATAAAAACGAATTATTAGCTCGATGCAAAAAGCTCGATGATGCGCTCGAAGAATCACTCGGCGAGGACATCGACAATGATCTGTATGCCGAAGTGAAAGAAAGCCGAGGGTGTCTCCAAATTTTGGAGAAATGGATCAACTTCGATCCCGGCGCCGTCCAGGTGGGAGTGATCTCCGGCGTGCTCGATGAGATCGAAGATTTTATCACCAACCAATTACCAAAAACGGAGGAAGAAGATGCCTAAGAAAGAACACACGACCAATGTAGTCATGAAAATTTATCCTGACGGCAGAATCGAAGAAGGCAACTGGAAGATGACACTGAAAGAAATGCAAGATTTCGTCGGCGGGCCAATCGAGATGGCACGATCGAAGATCCCTCGCCGCATGATTATCTGCGACGAGGAACACGGATTCAAAGCGCCGAATCCCAACATCGAGGCGACGAAGCTGCTCGATCCGCGCACCTGCACACTGGACGGGAGGCTGCACGGAAACTGCCTGCTGGCGAAGGGATGATCGTCTTTTACTTTCGAGGAGACGTTTATTGCCAGCCTTGCGGCCTGCAATACGTCGATGAGTGTGACCGCCGCGGCGTGGAGGACAATCGAGATACCGATACCTATCCACAGCAGGCTCTCAACAATGAAGAAGCTGATACTCCGCAGCACTGTGCTGACTGCGATGAGTTTCTGGAAAACCCGCTAACCGATGAAGGACGCCAATATGTCACGGATAAAATCCGGGAAAGGCGTGGGCGCAAATCAATCCTAAGATTATGGAAGGAATTTTATGAAATTCAAACTTGAGTTCGAGGCCGAAGGCGAAACCTTCGGCGACCTGGAACAGGCGGCGGAGCAGCTGGTCATCAAAATCCGCGAGGATTACTGGTCAGGCTCTGATTCCAACGATACAGGGGGCTACCATTTCAACATCAACGAACCATCGAAGCCGGAAGAACCGAAGGATCTCCATCGCATCGCCGAGTTCGATGGTGGTGATAAATTCATCGTGGCGCGTGAGGAGCTATACTATCCGGTTCCTGTACCGGGTGGCGCTTTCAGCCAGGGAGCGATGATCGTCGTACTCTGCGCCAACCTTCGTAACGAATACGCCGCCTATATCGGCGGTGTGATCGATGATAAGGCACCCGAACCCGCCGATCTGATCTGGATCGCCGAGCATGGCGTTAAAATCACTTTCAAGGAAGCGACCAAATATTTCCCCTGGATCGTTTCCGAATATTACCGAAGATGACCGGCTATATCACCTGCTGGATGTGCGTACTTTTTATCGGATGGTGGGGCGAGAAAATCGAATCACTTCCCATCGATCTCAACCCTAGATTCTAAAGGAGAAATCTATGAGCTATACAAGCGAAACAGCACCGCTGCGCAAGAAGGAGGACATCATAAAATTCCTTGTTGAGCACGATCACTATCATCCCATGAATTCGTGGAACGGAGGGTTCTGCGTGGCGTGGAATGTGAAAATGCACGGTAGATTCGATATGACCGGTATGAAGCACGCCAAGGAGCACGATCTCGATCCTACGCGCACCGAGGCGTGGGAGGCCCACCTTGAGAGCAAGGAAGGTCAGAACGTGTGGGATTGGGCGATGGAGAATATCGCCCGCCAATTCATCGACGGCGAATTCACCCGTTACCCAGGCGTCGGCCATGTTAAATGCTACTTCAACGGACGCTCCGGCGGATGGATGGTGCTCGAAGATACCGACATCGAAAACGGAGGCGACAACCCCTGGGCGCTGAACAAATTCATCTGGAGCAGCCGCGACTCTTACGAGGAATGGCTGCGCGAGATGAATATCGGCAGGCTTACCCGCTGGTATCGGATGGTCTGCGATGTGGATCGCGCGGTAGCTGGCCGCTATCAAGAGGCGGAGTATCAATACGCCTTTGAGCGTGCTCAATGGGAAGATGAGCAAAGGGTGAAGGAAGCAGTGGAGGCAGATCCGGCAGTGCAAACCGCAAAGCAAAACATCGCTGCATCGAAATCGGTGATCGATGAACGCGAGATGCACTACCGCGCTGCACTGGTGAAATGAACAGGCGGGATCGCCACCAGTTGGCTCTTTCATCACAGCAGTATCTGAATCAGGTAATCCTGGAGAGCTGCCGTGCCTGCCTTGCGACATGGGAGGAATTCCCACCTCACGTCCGCAAGGAAACATGGAAAGAGCTGAGCCTCTACACAAAACAGCGGATATTGACGGCGATGATCGAGCGCCGTGATCGCCGTACAAGTAAAACCCTATTGAGAGATGTTTATGCCGGATGCAGCACCCTTTGGAGAGATGTCGAAGGCTCAGAAGAAACGGGCCAGGAAGAAACGCAACAAAAACAAGAAGAATAAGCAGCCGCAGAAGGTGACGAACCAGCTGCTGACGCTGGAATATCTGGATGCGCGTATCACGCAGAAATTCGGGCCGGCGAAGTGGATGCAATTCGCGCGTCACTTCATCGAGACGGGTTTCGATGTCGAGCTTTACGAGGCGCGGCAGACCGTTTCCAAATACCTGACGGTAATCTCCAAAGATGGGAGAAAATACAAAGTCAGGTTCAGCAACCACGCGCCGATATTGGAGCGTGAAATCAACGGTGACTGTGACTATTTCGTGGGGCGAACGAATTTGCGCGTGACCACCACGGATATGGCGATCATCAACACCGAACTATTTTTCGCAAGGAGTCCAATCAATGCCTAAATTCAATGTCAACGTGTTCTATGAATACGCTCTGAAATTCAACGACATCGAAGCGGAAAACGCCAAGGAAGCGATGAAGATCGCCATGGAAGCACCGCTTGATACTTGCATATCCGGCCCGAATTTCACCGAGGGTTTGGCGCTCGCTGGTATCGTCGATCCGGTAGGAGAGGATGGTGAACCCGATCTGGAAAAGAGTGAGAATTTTATCATCCAGGATTTAACCCCAAGGAAAGAGGAGGACTGGCAGAAGATGCCGGTGGCTTTATGAAATATGAGATTCAGAAAATGCTGTGCGTCAGCACGGCGCATATCAGCAAGGCAACCAACGACTGGCTGATCCACGAAGGTCTGCAGATAATGCAAAGCGAGTACGGGTTCATCATCTGGAAAGCGATGCCGCATGATGGCTCGCCTGAGCTGATCGCCCTGCAAAAGCTGGCGTGCGAGCTGCGCGTGGACTTCATCCACCTGGATCGGGATGGCCCGGTGCTGGAAGGTTTCAAGACATACGACTGGTAAACAATAAACAAGGAGATCCCTCTATGGAAGCCCAAGTACAAGGTAAAAAGATCAAGGTCATCGGCCTTGAGGTTCGTGACAAAAATCGTTTCCAGGCTGAGACGGTAAGCGGTAAGCCGGTATTCGTGGCGCCGCAATATTCCGGTGAGCTGAAACTGAAAATTCTGAACACCTACATCACGCTCGAAGATTTGCCGCTATCGCCTGATCTGCAGGAAGTGACGCCGGAGACGCGAGGGATGGTGTTCTATGCTGCAATCACAGCGCTCCGCGAAGCCGCGGATTATCTCGAAAACCAAGCACGATAGGAGGATTTATGCCGACGACGAAAACCAAAATCGAACCCGGAAGCATTTTATGCTACTGCTACCGCAGCGGCCATGTGCATTTCGGTCACAAGCTCCCCAGCGGCGCGCTGCCGATCCATCGCTTTCAGGAGAGCGACAAGAAAACCCGCGACCAGATCGAAGTGTTGTGCCGTCTGAGCTATGACGGAAAAACCCTGCTGGTTCCCGGTATCCCGGAAGCGGCGAGCGATGAGGACGCCGAGAAAGCGTTCGAATTCTTCTGTGAGTGGCTGCAATGGTGCCTTCTGCCGAAGGAGCGCCGCGAGCGCACGCCGAGGCCGGAGCGCCCGGATATTGCGATCAGAATCCCAGGGCCGGAGCATCACTAATGGCAATCACCGGAACACTGGAAATGATGCAAGCCAGCCATGACAAGGAATTCAGGCTCATCGCCCTTCCTGATAACATGGATAATTGGGATCCGCTGATCGCGCTGGAAGCCCAGCAGATCTGGACGGTGTATTTCTTCGATCCCAATGAGAAAACTCACTGCTGCGAAATCACGCCCAGCTACTGGCTGGAATTCCTCGACAGCTTTTTCGAGCGTGATTACTACGACGCCAACGGTGATCTCTCACGCGAAAATGAGCGTGAACGCGACGGACTGGAGGAATCGATTCGCACCGGCCAGATTCAGTGCGATCCCAGCTGTTACGTTCACTGTCACGAAATCGATCATTTATTTGAGGAAAAGAATAAATATCGGGATCACTTTATCGCCAAGTGGCGTGGAGAGATACCGGCTTTTGGATGGAGCGACACTTTCGCCGGCGACGACGATAAAGAGCGTAGGGAAAATGCCAGAGAATACTGGCAGGGAAGCCCTCCGTTCGCACCGTTAGAAATCGATGCGGTGATGAAATCGATTCGCCGTGGCGAGAGTTTCGATGAAGTAAACAAATGGTTAAGGAGCCACGGAAAATGAAACGAAAACGCATCACTGTAATCGCTCTTTGCCCGGATGAAGCGACTGAAAAAGAGATCGCCGATTATGTGGAAGAAGCGCTCGGCGTATGGGGCGGTCAGCGCCGCCCGCCGGGAGCATATAGCGACGATGATCCAGGCGATCCGTTATTTGAAAGCCTGAGCATCGAATCTGTCGAAGTAAAACGAGGATTTAGGAGAGTCACAAAATGAAAAAACTTACTTTCGAAATCACGGTGAAAGTACCGGAAGAACGCAGCGCCGAGGTCATAAGGGATCTGATCGCTGATGCTTTAACCCAGGAAGGTTTCGATGATGTCGAGATCTTCCGTATGCACAAAGGAACCGGACATTACAATGGCTAACGACATCAGTAATACCGACAACATCATCGACGCCCGCGATGTGCAAAAGCGCATCGACGAACTGCAAGACGACGGCGACACAAAACCCTGGGTGGCTGGGTGGAATCTCCCAGGGCATTCGCCTGATACACCCTACGAACCTTTCTCTACTTGGAAAGAGGCGCAGGATTATCTCATCGATGAGCTGGAGCGCAGCCTCGATAATAAACTGCCGGATGATATAAGCCTCATCGACCGCGATCAGATAAACGGTATGTATCAGCGTGTGATCGACGAGATCCGGGATTCGCAGGAAGCGGCGGGCATGATTACCGTCGGCATCGACGGCTGGGTTTTCTGTGTCGAACCCAATGATGGTTTCGATCCTGAATTGCTCTACGAGCTGGAGCAGCTGAAATCCTTCGCCGCCGAGATCGACGACAGCAAACTCCGCCACGGTGAAACGCTGATCCGCGAAGATCATTTCGAGGATTACGCCCGCGAACTGGCGGAGGATCTGGAGGGAGAAGCAATGCGCAAGGCGTCCTGGCCTTTCAACTGCATCGATTGGGAGCGCGCCGCCCGCGAGCTGCAGCAGGATTACAGCACCGCCGATTATGACGGCGTGACCTATTATTACCGGTCATAAGAAAAGGCGGCAAAAGCCGCCTTTTCTGTTCATCTCCTAACGGGGAATTAAGAGATGAAAGTATTGCCACCAGTGGGCTTGGCAGCAGCGCCTTCACCTTCGCGCTTCGGCTGGGAAACGGGCTGCTTCTCCGGCTGGCGGTTCGGGTTGTTAGGGGTGTTTTCTTTACGGGGCGTGTTCATAATAACCTCCTGCATAATTGCACCTTCACCCTACGGAATTCAGGATAAATAAACCATCATCAACACCAGGGATTTTTATGAAATATGACGAAATGACACACGAATTATTCAATCGATTCAACGCTAAGTGTTTATGGTCGGAGAAAGGCCCGCCCAATACGTCGATCGAGACCATCGAAGCCTTCGCCTGCAGAGGCAGGGTCGTAATCGCACAGAAATACGTCACAGGAGGGTGGGAGATCTATGCGCCGGTGTCAGACAGCCTGCACCCTCAAACCAACCTGGAGGCGCTGGAAAAGCGCCTTAGCGATAAACCGCATGAGATCCAGATCGATCTCGAAGGCGGTGTCATCCACGACGTTTCCAACATCCCGCACAATGTTCATGTGAAGATCCGTGATTTCGACATCGACGGCGTGGAGCCGGAGCGCATTGTGGAAAATGGTGTGGATCCCTATGTGGAAACGATCTGGATCGGAGGGCAAACCGATGTTACTGTCTCCGACGAAGCAACCTTTACGCTTTCACAACCTAAAACCTAGGAGGCACCATGTACTCGCGCATTTTTACCCTGGAAACGCTGGATTCGGAAGGGAAGCTGATGGAGCGCTTCGAAAAAGAGATCGAGAACAACCCGGAATATGGCGAAGTCGAGTGCAAGAAAATTCTCATCGACAACCCGGATGTCCGCACGGTTTCCATCATGAGCGCGGAATTTCACAGCGATACTGGTGAGGAACGGTTTATGACCAATGATGCCGGTGTGGTGCTGACCGACGGCGCGGGCGAGCCGCGGCGCCTGTTCAAAATCGTCATGCGATGGGATCGGGATCTGAACGGCCAAACCTTCTCGGAAACCGAGCGCGACTGGCCCGCCTACGCTTAACAATCCCGCGCGCCAAACTTTACAATAAGGGCTCGGTTCGCCGAGCCCTTTTCATTTGGAGGAACTATGTCACGGAATTTAAGACAAGATTTACACTTGGCCTGTAAGGAATTGAAGGATCGCATCGCCACTTTCATAACCAATCATCATGAAAAATTGGACGGGGAGCTGTGGGATGCGATGGAACAGGAAACCAAGATACTTCATTACATCAAAGGTTTACTGGTTCAGGAAGGCAATCTCACTGAACAGGGTCTGGAGCTGGTGCGCATGGACATCGCCAATTCCAGAACGTGGTTCGAGGAGCAGTTGTTGAGCTATAACCTCGATGAGTAACAGGGAAAATAATATGGAAGAATTGCAGCTGGACAGCGACCATTGCGTTCGGATTATACAGGAAGTAATTGATAAATATCCACAATGGGATCTCCAGTTACAGATCCGTTACGAACCGGACATCGCAAAGCCGAAGAATCATGCTTGGTGGGTGAGGCTTTATTCCGAGCACCGCAGCACTACGCCGCTGCGCCTATACCGCGGCGCGACGATGAACGAAGCTCTGCATACCCTGGCGCTGTGGGTGGCGGGCGGAGGCATCTCGCGCTGGAAGGTTGATCTCGACCAATGGTTCCGGGAAAATGTAAGGACTGGTAGAGCATGACCATCAGTGCTATCATCACTCAATTCCAAGGAGATTTCCAATGGCCGATCCGCTGATTTCCAAAGTCATTAATTACCGCCAGCATGTCGGCGACATCCTGGTGCCGGCGCATCACACGGCACCGAAAGTCGGCGTGCCGGTGAAAGCCAAAGAGTTGGCGACCAAATACCTGGATGCCAGCAGCCGGGAGCGCCGCGCGCGCGTCCAGGAGATTTACGAGGAAGGATTGGCGATCGAAACCGGTGTGGTGATTCGGCTGCGCGATCGTGGATCCTTCGAGGAATACATGAATTTCATGTACGAAGAAGATCAATATCACACGACCAAGAAACTGAAACAAGAGGGCGATGGTGGGATCGCTCTCACCTGACGGAACGCCTGCGAGCGTACCGCCGCCAGGGTTGCTGTTCCCTCGCGGGATCGGGGTTGCCGCAGGCACCGCCGCAATGGGCCGCGCCCTCCAGCCCTGCGGCAGGACTGTGGCTGCGGTGTCCTCAAAAACCGTGGTAAATGGTGGGCCGGTTCCTTCATTAGGGGTTGTGGATCGGCCTGCCTGCTAAAATATTATGGATAATATAAGTTATCTAATAGGTAATATATGTGGATAGTCTATATCGGAACCAGCCCGCATTCGGCATGGGATAGCGCGGATCAGGCAAGCAAGAAAGCCAATGTGATGCGCAACCTTAACCGCAAGGATGTAAGTTATAAATTCTCGGAAGAATTCCGCGGCGCCTTGAGCAACGGTCATCACTTCGATGAGTATTGACCATGAAGGAATCTGTGGAAACATACGCTGTGAAAGACGGGGATAATCCAATCGCGGCGATGATCGAGGCGTGGATGAAAAACGCGCGCCGCAAGCAAATCATCCTCGACTCCGGCGATCCGGCGGCGGCGGTTGAGCTTATGAAGAAGCGAATTCGTGTGCGCAAGCTGGGTGACACTGGCTGGCAGTACGCAGCATTCATACCGAAATTTAATACGCATTTTAAGATACTATCGAGCAGTAGATTAGCGGAGGATATGCGGTATAATCCCTTTCGCTAGATGGGAGGGATGTATGCCGATCCACATCCGCTATAATGAAAAGCGGCACAGAGCCGCGATTCGCCTGCAAGACGGAACAATCATCGAAACCTGGAGCCATGCGAATATCATCCTGCCGGATGGACGCGAGGCCGTGCTTACTTCGCCCTGGGAGGGCGGCGCTGAGCTTGGTAATACGACGATACGCGGTGAGGAATGGGTGGAGATTGACGACAGCAACTTCAAAATTATGGACAAGGATCCGGTGAGTGATCTTCACATTGTTGCCGACACCGATATTTTTGCGAAAAAGATGCCTCAGAAGATTCCAGCTCAGAAGGTGCCAATGCAAAAGGTGCCAGAAACAGAAACCCGGTGACGCGGACGCTATCACCGGGCTTCTTTCCCTCTATCCAGATCACTGAGAACGGAGATTCCATGTGCGTCCTGGAAGTATGACTTTATCCCACATTAACCATTGGAATGCAAGCGTGTTTTCCACTAGAAATCTTGCAACCTGTGAGATAGAGTTTTCTCGCGTTGATCCTTTATCACCTGGAGAGTAAGACATGGATGCAGATGCTGTTGTGCAAGCTGGGATCAGCAGGGCGCAGGAAACTGCAAATCAGGCGTTCGACCTGTCCAAGCAAAATCAGCAGGAAATTTCTCAGGTCAGGGAGCGTGTGAGCGAGCTTGCGCAAAGAACCGCATTTAACGAAAAGCTATTCCTGAATCACCATGAAACAGTGAAAGCTCTGGAAAATTCTGTCACTGAAATCAAGATAGCCACGGCGACTAACAGCACCGAAGCGAAGAACATGGGAATCGCTATCGGGAGGCTGGAAAATACGATTAATATGTTCCTGAACAGCATGGATAGCATCAAGAAAGAATTCCACGAAAAAGTGGGATCTCTGTTCGACAGCAGAGCAGAAGCGAGAGGATCGATGCGCACGATTCTCATCGTTGGCGGCGGTGGCTGGGTTATTATCCAGATCCTCCTCACCGCGGTGCTGGCCTATTACCTGAAAACCTGAATCCAACCTTTAAGAGGATCATTATGCCCGACTCTATGCAGGAGTTGGCGGCGTGCTTTGCCGCCCTCCAGAAACCACCCGGCCCCGAAAAAGAAACGCACCTGCAAGCGGTGATGTTGACCAGCGCCAGCCCGGAAGTATGGCGAAAATGCGATCTGGAATTAGCAAGGCTCCGTGGCTTGGAAGAAAAACCGGCTTGCGAAGCGGATGTCATTCCGATAGGATACTGATGGCACTGATGCCAAAAACCAAAAATTGGTGGGAGATATTTTCATGCCTAAAAGAAAACGTGCTCAAATTGAAGAAGAAATCGATGACGGCGATCAGGAAGGCGCTCCTGCCGGTGAAGGTCACAACAGTGGCAAGATGAAAGCCGGTGGTGTTGCCGCCGACCAGTTAAAATCAATCATCGACAGGATCGAGAAACTGGAGGAGGAAGAACTCGCGGTCAGGGCCGATAAGCGTGACGTTTATGCCGAAGCGAAAGGCAATGGTTTCGACATAAAAGCCATTCGTGACATCATCAAGGAACGCAAGAAAGACCGCAGTGAAGTCGAGGAACATGAGACCATCGTCTATACCTACAAGCGTGCGCTCGGAATGCTGCCGGAGCTGGAACACACCGACGGGCAAGAGGACTAGGAACACCCTCGCCAGCGCGCGGTCAGGGTAGCTGCAGGGCAGCGGATTTTTCGGGATGTGCCTTAACAACCGATAGGGCTGATCGCCGAAGCCGACCAGGATGTGGAGGAGGATCGCGTGATCTTGCTATTTAGCGGGCCGGATCGCTCCTCCCATTTATTTAACTCGAAAACAGCAGGTAATTTTATGCCGAATCAATACACCAAAAAGAAATCGCTTGCGAAACCCCGTAAGGTCAAGGATCGTGCCGAAATAATGAAACAGGAGGGCCACAAGGATGATTCCAATAAAGCCCGCTATGATCTTATCCCTGCAGGCCCACTCCATCTCCTCGCGCTCCTCTATACGATCGGCGGCGTCAAATATGCCGATGAAAACTGGAGAAAAGGTCTCTCCTTTAAGCGACTCTTTGGCGCTCTCATGCGCCATGCTTGGGCTTGGATGCGCGGTCAATCTATCGATCCTGAGACTGGCCTGCACCACATGGTCTGCGTGGCTTGGTGTGCTTTCGCCATCGTCGAGCTGCAGCTCCAGCACAAACGCGATGATCTTGATGATCGATTCCGCACCGCGCTAGACCTCGACATCAGCGATTTCGAAACCGCGCTTGATGCAATGATCGAGAAAAAGAAGAAAGAACAAAATGCCGGTTGATCATTACGGAGTCTTTGCGATCAACTCCCTTTCCTACCTGTTCCAGACCGCCGATAACCGCGGCTGGGATTGCCTGGGCCAAGGCATGGAAGCACCGGTGCGCATGGAGCTGCCGGCGGAGACGACGCGCCTGCCTATCCCGCATCAGTTCGATCTCTCCTCTCATCCCAGCAATGATCAGCTGCCGGAGGAATTTCTGAACAACCCGGTGGTGGATCTTTACCTGCCAAAGCCGGTGCTGATCGGCCCACCCAAAATCGCCTACATTAAGAGCCGTTCGATGGAAGCGTATCCGTATCTGAAAAAGCTCTCCGATCTGTCGTGCCTCATGCCGACATCGACGCGCGTGTTCGAAAAAGATGGTGTGGAGCGCTATGCAAAAGAGCTGCAACTGACCAACATCGGCCCGCTGACGATCGTGGGCGTGCCGATCGTGGATTCAGCACCCATCTACCGGTTGACCGAGCTGGCGATGATTTTCAAGCGCCATCTCGTCATCACCGGTCATCCCGACATCCCCATGCCGAAGGACGCGCGGGATTACACCGCTTCCTTCAATGTGATGTGCCAGATGCTGGATAAGGTGAAGCACCTGGACTTCCGCCGCCTGGGATCGATGTATCTTCGCAGCTGGGCGCGCTACCAATATACTTTGCATGGTCAGAAGGGTTCGGGGTAGGCGATGACCGAGAAACCCTCTCTCTGGCCGTCACAAATCCAAGATCTCGCTTTCCACATGGCAAACCCGCGTGGCGGGAATCTTTCCGATCCCGGCGCCGGGAAAACGCCGCCGACGAATGTGCATCTGTGGCATGTGTGGGAGGATTACGGCGTCAAATCGATCTTTCTGATGCCGACCAGCCTTTTCGAGCAGAACAGGGATTCACTGCTGGAATTCACCCACTTCAAGCCGGAGCAGGTGGTGATCGTGGAAGGCACCCCAGCGAAGCGTGAGAAAATCATGAGCTCGAAGGACGCCGTGGTGTTCATCGGCAGCTTTAATTTTTTCACCCAAACCGGTAAGCCCAGCAGTCCAAGTCCTTCGAATTATGACACGCTGAAAAAATATCACCGTATCGATGCGCTTGCGGTCGATGAATGGCACAAAGGATTCAAAGGCATCACCGCGCGCCGTACCCAGGCGCTGATTTATTACCTGCACACGCAGCCGATACCGATCTTCCTTCCTCTGACCGGTACGGCGGTGGACGGCCACCTTGATTCGGTTTATCCGCTGATCCATGCGCTGGAGCCGCGCTATTACCTGAACCACAAAGACTTTCTGCGGCAGCACGCGGTCTATGATTTTTGGGGTGAGAAAATCATCCGATGGGAGAATGTCGATAAGGTCAAACAAATCCTGGAGCGCCACTGTATCCGGCACAGCTTCGAGGAAGTGCATGGGAAAGATGCGACGGTCATCGTGCCGCAGCCTTTCGCCATGAGCAAGAAACACTTCGATCTGTATCGGAAATTCGAAAGCAGCGGCGTCTTTGAAACCGATAGTGGTTTCGTCGAGTGCGCCGCTGGAACCTTCACGCTTCGCCAGCGTCAGCTCTGCAACTGCCCGGAGCTGCTGGTGGAAAAGCTCGGCTGTAATTTCGGCGAGATCGAGCTGATGAAGGACGACGGATTTTCCGTGAACGTCTCGGCGGCGATGCAGCGTGACATGCAATTCGTCACCTATGCCGCCTTCCATGCGGAGCAGGAGCGCTTGGCGACCATCGCTGAGCGAGACGGCGCGCGCGTGGAGATCATGAACGGAGACAACACCAAGCATCACAGCCGCATCGACAAAGCCTATCTCGCCGGCGAGATCGACGGATTGATATGCTCGGCGGAAGCGGTGGGTGTCGGTTTCAACTGGCGCCCGACCGGAATGATGATGTTTTATTCCTGCGATTACAAGGACACCAACATCGTCCAGGGCATCCGGCGCGGCGTGCGCGAGAAGCGTGAGATTCCATTGCTGGTTTACATGATGTATTACAAAGGCACCGTCGAGGAGGACGTGCTGGCGGTGGTGGAAAGCAAGATGCGGCTCGCCAATAAAACCGACGCCACCCGGCAGGTTTTCAACGTCACCGAAAAGAAACGCAGGAAGCAACGCGAGGCCGGAGAGAAGGGTAAGAAACTAAAGATTGGAGGCATGGAATGAAAGTGCGTGACAAGTTTTTAGTGTTTGGTATGTTGGCACTGCTGGCACTTGCGAGTGCCTTCGCCTACTCATCGGAAAAATCGTTGAAATCGTTTCTTTCAAAATTCGATAATGGTAAATTCTCAGATAATTTCAGCTGGTTAAATCAGGATTGACAATATCGGGGTGTATCAGTATCATCAGTATAGTCAGTGTGGAAACACACTGACTATCGAATCCGGGTAAAACCAGATTCGACTTCTAGTTCAAATCGTTAATCATCAAATCGGAGAATCGTAAAATGAACAATCCAGATCCCATTAAGGCTTCCATCGAGGCCGCGAGAGCCGCAGCGGGCAACCACCAGCCCCAACCGGCTTTCATCCCCCCGGTGACGCCGGGAAACGCAAACCAGCCGCAGCCGACATCGGTGGGTCACGCAGCGTTCAACCCGGCTCCTGGCGCTTCGCCTCAACCCTCTGCGGCTTATTCAGCCCCAGCGCCGGTACTGCATCAGCCGGGGGCTGGCGCGGTAATCCAACACCAGCCGCAGGGTCAAAAGCTGGCCGTCAGCTCAATGCGAAGCGGAAAAAATAGCCTGAACGTCGATCACTTCATCGGGGTGGAAAAGACTTTCCTCAAAGTCAACTTCGCATCCGATGATCCCCGGCGCGCAGTCCTCGGCGCAGCGCAGGCGCAGCCTGTGTATCTGTTCGTCGATTACGCGCTCGATGTGGCACCGAAATATTCGATCCGCATCAACCAGGGTAACTCCGTGCGCTTCTATCACAGCTATGACGGCGTGACGATGAGCGACGGCGTGACACCGTGGCGTGATTTCGTCAATCAGGTGCAGCAGCGCGATCCCACGCACAAGGGTGATTACCCCTCTGTGGACATCGCAGGTATCCTGCTCCAGCCCATGATCTCCAACACCGGCCAGCTGCTCATTGAAGCGGGTAAACGCGTCGGTTTCTCTACGTCGATCATGAACTGGCGCGAATACCAGACCTTCCACCAGCAGCTCATCAGCACCGGCCTCATCAATGAATACGAGGACGGTACGATGGACGGGCAGGTGGTGATGCGTGTCGGCCACTTCGGAAAAGTCAACAAAGGAGGCATCGCTTATGGTGCGTTTTTCTTCGAATGCCTTGGCAACGATCCGAAGAACATTCCTGCCAGCGGTACGGCGTCTGCCGGCCCTCTGGCGCCTGCTCCTGCCGCCGCTGCCACCCACCCACAAGCCGGGTATGTGCCGCAGCAACCCGCAGCAGCGGTGCATCCGGGAATGCAGCCACAGCCTGCAGCCGTCAATACGGGTGCGGTACATCCCGGACTGCCCGGAACCCCTGCCGGAGCCGCACCAGCACCGGCTGGCACAAGCCCAAGCGTTGCGTCTCCTCCGCAAGGGCAGGTGATCACCGGCTACGATCCTACCACTGGTCAACCGATCTTCGCTCCAGCACCGGCTCCTGCGCCCGCCGCCGAAGCGCAGGTGATCACAGGGTATGATCCCCAAACCGGTCAGCCGATCTACGGCCCTGCTCCCGCAGTGGCTGCAGCACCGGCTCCTGCGCCCGC